TGAATACCCGCTCGAGTTACTCGATCCATCACGCCGCGATGCTTGGATCGAAGAGGGTTACACATTTGAAACCGCGTGGCAATTTTGCAATCTCTGCGAGATCAACGCGAGCGCGTGGGAGACCATGAGGGACGCGGAGACCGCTGTTTACTTCGCGACGATACTTGGTATGATCCAAGCGCGATACACGGGAACAGATCACGACTACCTCAGTAACACCGCGACCCGCGAGATCTTAGAGCGCGAGTATCTCCTCGGGGTTTCGTTAACGGGTTTATCGGGGGCTCCCGCGTGGGCTCGAGAGCGTGCGACACTTCGCCACCTCGGAGAGATCGCGCGGCGCACGAGCGCGCAGAGTTGGGAGCGTCTCGGATTGAAGTCGCCCCCCTCGCGTGTGACTTGCGTCAAGCCTTCAGGAAACGCGGCGGTGAATCTGGGGTGCGCGAGCGGCGTGCATCCTGAGCACGCGCCGCGCTATATCCGACGGATCCAAGTCCCGCGATCTTCTCCCATCGCGCAAGCCTTCGCGACCGCGAATCCGCACGCGGCTCTCGAGAGTGTGTGGAGCGGAAGCGCAGATGATTACTGTCTCGAGTTCGCGATCGAAGCACCGAAGGGAGCTTTGACTCGCGACGATCTCAGCGCGACCGAGTTTCTCGCGTGGGTTCAGCGCGTACAAATGAACTGGGTCAGAGAGGGCACGGCGCGACCTCTGAGCGTGGAGAGCTTGACTCACAACGTCTCGAACACATGCACGGTTAAAGATGATGAGTGGCACGATGTTGCGAAGGCACTCATCGAAGGGCGTCACAGCTTCGGCGGGGTCTCGTGTCTCTCTGCAAGCGGTGACTACGACTACCCCCAAGCCCCGTTTCAACGCGTCTACGCTCCCGAGGAGATTGAAGACGACGACCCCCGCGCTCCCGCAAAGCGCGAAGCGTGGCGGCGTTGGCACGAGCTCCGCGAGTTACATGTCCCGCTTGATTATGCGACGGTCACCGAAGACGCAGATAACACGGATCTCATGAGTGAAGGGGGTTGCTACGGCGGACAGTGTGAAGCGTTTTAAGGCTTCGCTTCTCTGAGCTTCATTGATCTCCGTAGGTGATTGAGTCGCGCCTTGACGCGGCGCGCATACGCTCTTGCACGCGGTCCCGCTCCCGCGTATCTTGTGAACGCGAGCGTCTCGGTTTTCTCGCGCCCGAGGAAGTACTCGAGCGCGTCGAGTCCTGCCTCGATTTCGTTGCAGTTTCCCTTTGTCGGGCACCAGTACACCGGTAATATTTGGAGCGGTCCCACCGCTCCACTTCGGCTCTTGATCTTCCGCGTGAAGCCCGACTCAATCGAGGCGACCGCGACAGGGATCAACGGATCCATCGCTCGCGCTTTTGCGCGGTGCTCGATTTCGCGACAAACCTCGAGCGCTTGTTGCGCGCGGTCCGTCCCGATCTGCACGGGGTGGTAGAGGGTGAGTACGGCGATTAAACACAGCATCCTTTGACTCCTTGTGTGTGTGTTATGATGTCCCTGTATAACTAGGAGTCCTCACGATGTCACGCGTTTTATTACCCTCTTCAGACCGCGAGCGCCGAGCCCTCTCGCACGTCTCTCCCGTCTTCTTTGATACTTATTATTGTGGGATGCGATACGCCGCGCACCGCGCGAAGTGGTTCGATCAACTTGATCGCACTTGGCGCTCAGCCAAAGATCAGGGAGACAAGGGGCGGCAACTCGTCCTCGCGCCGCGTGATCACGGCAAAACGGAGGCCGCGATCAGTTACGCGGTGCGCGCAATTTGTCTAAATCGAGACGTGCGGATCCTCTGGATCTGTGAGAGCTCGAGCCAAGCCGAGAAGAGAATGCGCCGCGTCAAAGCGCTCTTACGCTCTGAGCGCATCGTGAACGACTGGGGCAGCGATCCCGCGATCGGGTGTCATCCCTTCGAGAGCGACGACGCCCCGTGGACACAAACACAAGTCTATGTGCCGCGAGAGCTCGAGAGCGTCGATCCCACGATCACGGCGATCGGTTCAGGGGGCGCGGTGACGGGCGCTCACTTCGACCTCGTCCTCGCGGATGACCTCGAGTCGGACATGAGCTGTCACACGGCGAGCCAGCGTCAAAAGACAAAGCGATGGTTTCGGGCGACGGTGCTCCCGATGCTCTCTCGAGGTGGCTTGATCGCGGTCATCGGGACAAGAAAACACTACGATGATTTATACGGGGAGATGATCAACGATCCTTCGTGGGCCTTGATCGAAGACCCCGCGATCCTCCGCATGCCTGAAGCGTATACTTACGAAACCGAGACGCGCGAGGGGAGAGAGGTGATTTGCGGCGTATCGATTCAAGGGGAGGCGGCGGTGCTTTGGCCCGAAGAGCGTCCGATCGAGTACCTCTTGAGAGAGCGCCGCTCGATGGGTGCGCAGTTATTCAGCCGCGAGTTTCAGCACGCGGTACAGGATGACAGCGCGTCGGCGTTTCGCTTTGAGTGGTTGAGTGACGCGAAGCACCGAGGGAGCGAGCTCTCTCTCTACGAGTTCCCGCGCGTCGAGCGTCTCGAGATCGTGCAGGGTTGGGACTTCTCGCTAGTCCAGTCCGTCGCACAAGCGGAGGCCCGAGACACGGATTTTACTGTAGGGACGACGTGGGCTCGAGACCTCGACACGGGTGATCATTATCTCCTCGGGCTCTATCGTAAACGCGGCTTGACCCCCGCGCAACTCCGCGCCGCAGTGCTCGCAGAGTTCAACCGATTCAAGGGCCGCGTGAGCTCGATCGCCGTCGAGCGCAACGCGTTCGGGGAGATGCACTACGTCGGCCTCAAGAACTCGACTGATCTCCCCATCGTGCCCCACTTGACCACGGGAGCCAAAAAGGCGGATCCTTGGTCGGGCGTTGCTTCGCTCTCCGTGCTCTTTGAGAATGGAAAAGTGGTCCTCCCCTCGCGCACGGAGCACGATCGTCGCACGATCGAGCCCTTGATCTCTGAGCTTTGGGGGCTCGGGCGAGAGAAGCATGACGACACCGTCCTCTCTCTCTGGATCGCTCACAGCGTATTGAGACGCGACCGCTTCGCTCATTCTTATGTCGACTCTCAAGGGGCGTTGTATGATGAGCGCGGTGACGTCATGAGCGCCGAGGAATCGGGGGAGCTCGATTCGTGGTGGCTCGAGGTCGTCGGCCCCTCAGATTATCATTGATCTATGTTATACTCGCACAAAGGAGACAACTAAATGAGCGCATACAAAACAATAGAATTGACGCGGACGGGCGACGGCTCGCTCGTCTTCGATAGCGTCGTCACGCGGTGGCGGATGGACGCATTCCCCGCGAATGCTCAAGTGAGCGTCGCGAACCTCGGCGCGGGGTCCTTTGACGTCGCGATCCGTCCAGCGGGACACCTCGAATTCAAGGAGCACATTAACGGCGCGACGGAAGACGACCTCGTCATGATCTCAGGCAAAGAAGCGCCGTTGTTCTCCGCGATTCGGGTCACCGCTTCAGGGACAGGCGGGGCCGAAATCAAAGCATTCTTAACACTCTGGGAGCGTGGCATCTAATGAGCATTATCTACACTTCAGGGGGCGCGGCGTCGATCGCTGACGCAACCACGACCATAAGCGGCAAAGTACGACTCGCGACGATCGCAGAAGCGGGAGGGTCGAGTGAAGCGATCGCAGTCACCCCCGCAGGACTGCAAGCGGAGATCTCGGGACTTGTCAGCGGGATCACATATCGCGGACAAATCGCGGTCGCAGACTTCGGGACCACGCTCGCGAACGCTTCACAAGGAGACTATTACAAGATCTCCGTAGGGGGCACGAGCGGCGGCGTCGTCTACGATGTGAATGACTCGATCATTGTCAATGCTGACATGGGGGGCACGTTCGCAGACGCGAAGCTCGACCGACTCGACAACGTCGACTCTGAGGTCGTCGACGATCTCACTCCGCAGCTCGGGGGAGACCTCGACGTAAACGGACACACGATCACGAGCGCCGTCGGAGACATCGTCATCGATCCCGCTGGCGCGGGAGAGATCACCGTCGGCGCGGATGTCATCCCCGACGCGGACGCGACTCACAGTCTCGGAGCAGAGGCTGAGAGATTCGCGACCGCGTGGGCGAACCTCAACGGCGCGGTACAATTCAAAGCATCGAACGCGAGCGGCGGCCCGATCAGCAAGGGCGACGCCCTATATATCGCGGGAGTCTCGGGCTCCGTGCCGACCGTGGGACTCGCACAAGCGAACTCAAGTTTAAGGATGCCTGCCTTCGGGCTCGCGGGACACGACGCGAACTCGGGCGCAGAGGTTCAAGTGATCACCTTCGGGAACCTCGAGGGCTACAACACAACGACGCTCTCACTCAGTCGCGGAGATACACTTTACATCAGCGCGACGAACGCGGGGGAGGTTACGAACACACCCCCCACGGGAGAAGGGAACTTCGTCCAAAACATCGGGCGCGTCGTTCGCGCCCATGTCGATTCTGGGATTCTCAAGGTCGGCGGTGCGGGACGCAGCAACGCCACGCCGAACCTGAACAACGGAAACATTTTCATAGGCAACGCAAGCAACCAGAGCACGAGCGCGGCACTCAGTTCGGTCGCGGTTACTTCGCTTAATGGCTCGGCGGGTGCGGTCGTATTGAGCGCGAATGATCTCGCGGCGGACCACGTCGCGAGCAATTACACAGCGGCGAACGCTAACATCGACGGGCACTTGAGCGGGATTGATAGCGAGATCGCAACCCTCGCACCGCTCGCGAGTCCCGCGCTCACAGGTACGCCGACCGCGCCCACTGCGGCGGGAGGTACGAATACGACGCAACTCGCGACGACTGCTTTCGTAACGAGCGCAGTAAGCGGAGTGAGCGCTCCCGTCGACTCGGTGAACGGCGCGACGGGTGTCGTCGTTCTGAGCGCGAATGATCTCGCGGCGGATCACAGCGCGAGCAATTACACAGCGGCGAACGCTAACATCGACGGGCACTTGAGCGGGATTGATAGCGAGATCGCAACCCTCGCACCGCTCGCGAGTCCCGCGCTCACAGGTACGCCGACCGCGCCCACTGCGGCGGGAGGTACGAATACGACGCAACTCGCGACGACTGCTTTCGTAACGAGCGCAGTGAGCGCAGCAAGCGCTCCCGTCGATTCAGTGAACGGGTTGACGGGTGTCGTCGTTCTGAGCGCGAATGATCTCGCGGCGGACCACGTCGCGAGCAATTACACAGCGGCGAACGCTAACATCGACGGGCACTTGAGCGGGATTGATAGCGAGATCG